GGATTATAGCAAACTCATGCAACAATATAATACAGATGGTCATTTTTCTGCTAGTTCTATAAAAGAAATAATGGACAAACATGCCGAGTTAGCACCCTATCTCACAAATGAGGAAGCTCTCTACGGTAAATTATCAGACGGTATGAAAAATACTGAGAAAAGTGCTACTGATGCATATGAAGGTATTCTATTTTTAGATAAGAATTTTGTAGTAACAGTTAGTCAAAATAGTGAATTTATGAATAAACTTAAATCAGAAGGATACAAAACTGACTTTGCAAAAGCAGAAAATGTTGCTAAAGCTAAGGTTGCATTAGAATCAGAAACTATTAAGTTAATCGCAGGACAATGGGCTAATTATTTTGATGCCCAAGGAAAATTTCAAATGGACGATTTTATGTTAAAAAATGGAGCACCCAATGAAAATGGTGCTCATGAAGTATTGAATGAAGCACAAACTGCTCAATGGAATAAATTAGTACAAATGCAGAAAGATATTGCAACTAGAAATAAAGAAAACGCAGATTCTTTAAGAGCATTAGAACCTAAAGTGGATTTTGGAAAATTAGCAACAGAAGAAAGTACAGGGGCTACAAAAGCAGACACTTCAGCAGATACAGAAAATGCTAGTGCAAAAGCTGATCAAACTGAGGCATCTAAAGCATTAATTAAGGCTAATAAAGAATTAGCAGCGGCAACAAAACAAGCTACTAACAGTGAAAAAGATTTCCAGTCTGCATTAAAGCAACTCAATATCACAATGTCTTTATTAGATGTTAGTCAAGAAAAATTAGAAGAACATTCACAAGCATATCGTGATGGAATGAAACAAAAAGCTAAATTAATACAAAATGAAATAGATTTAACAAAGAAACAAATTAGTCTTAATACTTCAAACGTAAATGTATTAACTGCATTAGAAGGAAAAGCTAGTGTTGCTTCAGGAAATGCTACCGCCAGTGAAGCAGGCAATCAAATTGTTGCAAAAGCAAAGGAATATTTAGGAACTCCTTATGTTTGGGGAGGAAGCTCAACTAAGGGATTTGATTGTTCAGGATTAGTTTCCTATGTATATAAAGAATTAGGAACATCCATTTCAAGAACAAGTCAAGCACAATCTAAAGATGGAGTTGCGGTTGCTAAGAAAGATTTACAACCTGGAGATTTAGTATTCTTTGGAGACGCTTCAGCACCTCATCATGTTGGAATATATATGGGAGGAGACCAATATTTACATAGTCCTAAAACTGGTGATAAGGTTAAAATATCCACATTATCTAGTAGAGCTGATTATGCAGGTGCTAGAAGAGTATCTGTAGATGGTGCTTCAAATATATCTGAATCTATTGGCACATCGAGTAATTCCTCGTCATCTTCATCAAGTAGTGGAAAATATGCAGGTGGATATCAGAATGGTAAATATAAAGATTGGATAAATGAATATGGTGCTAAATATGGGATTAATCCTAATTTGCTCGCAGGTGTAATTCAAACGGAATCAGCATTTAATCCAAATGCAAGAAACAAAGGTTCAGGAGCTACTGGATTAGGACAATTCCTTGCAAGTACTGCACAAGACGAAGGATTATCAGATAGAACTGACCCAGAATCATCTATAGCACATCTAGCATCTTATTTAAAGAAGCGTATTGGGTGGGCTGGTGGAAATGTCAACAAGGGAGTTATGGGTTATGGTGAAGGCACTCAAGCATATTTAAACAAAGTTCTTGCTAATACTCCAGGTGGAAGTGGTAATGCAAACACTTCAGGAGGTACTTATTCAGGCTCAGGAATTTCATCCTCAGATAATTCTACAGTTGATGGAGGTTCAGATAATTTGTTATCTACAATTGATTCTGAGAAAACTTCTTTAATAGATTTACAGAAACAATTAGCAGAAATTCCCTATGCAATTTCTAAAAATAGATTAGCAGAGTTTGATGATGATGTTGCAGATGTAACTAAGAAAATGAGTACATTAAAAAATGAATCTGATAAATCTACTGATGGAAATAAGAGAGTTACTATATCGAAAGAAATGGATACTGCTCTACATCAAGAATTAAAATTAACACAACAAAAGGCTGATTTTTTAAAATCAGAAATTGCAAGTAGAAAATATACAATAGGGC